AACCTCCATCAACCCTGGCCGAATTGTGAGTACTAAACGTCAGTACATATCCACAGCGGGTAGTCCAAATGGCGCATCCCCACTCTACTCTTTTAAGTGATAAATCTTATCATTTCGAATATAATAGCTTCTCTTCATACCTGATAGAGCATTAAGCATGACACGTCTAGCTGACTGCACATGGGACTTTGAAACATTAGTAAGTACTAGGGCATGAAAATGCCAAGATGAACCCTCTCCCTTTGTCAGTTCGTCAAACTTGCATTGAGAGCACTTGGGACCTCGAACAAAAATTCTAATGACGGTTGAACGAGGTAGCTTACGATATTGGCTCGACTCAAAAAGCTGCATGCGTAGAACTGTGATTAGACATTCAACTATTAATTGTTCCCCAATTGTCTCGCCAATAGTTAGTAAATTCATACCAATATAATGATCCTTATCCAATAAAGTTAATAAGAAACGCGCTCTCTCATCATCCTTGGGCCGCATATTTACATTTGAGATGGCGTAGGAAACTTTATTGATAATGTAATTTCGTGGGATATATCCTCTTCGAATGATTTCATCAAGCGTCAGTCGCGTCTGGCCATACAATCGTGCAGCTGATGTGGATACACGTGCCGACTGAGTTAAACCCGGTTCATGTGGATTCATGCCTCTATATCCTATACCACAAAAACATAATCTCATGCATTCAATGAACGTCGGTTGAATGATCGGATGTACATTCTCATCACAGTTTGGGCCATGATATGACTGATAACTATTGTTATCAGGCGTTCTATCATGGTCAAGGTCGAACTCTGGTAATGGAGTAACACTTTCAGAACGGTAGGTTGGTGGATCCGGTGGCAAGCTTGGAGCGGTAGCTGTTGGTTGCGTATAGGTTGCGGTGTTAAGTGGCTGTAATCCTATCCATTCCCTTTTCTCAACTGTATGAAATTCATGATCTCCACCATCGTGACGTTCTGGGATCACTTTATTGATGTGTGCAGTTTTTGACGTATGTGGTCTCAATGACTCAAAAATTTGCAGAAAGGTTCGATACAAGTCCCTACCTGATGTCGTTTTTGCATGTGGTGGTCTAACCGCCTCTGGACCAACTTTATGTGCGCTGATATCTTTAAATGTTAAATGACCCTCATGTGTTAATGTTCTAAACTCACCATATGATTGAACTAGCCGGACAATATCATCAATCGACTTAACGTGTAGGTATACTGTAAATAACTCTGGTAGGCGCTCGCACTCTGTTCTTGATAGAAATTCTTGAAATTCCTGTTCCTGTAACACTATTGCGCCGTATCGTATTGCTTCCAGTAAGTATCCCAATCCGTATTCAACTACATCCATTTGGAGCGACGATCTCGTCGTAACAATGAGTAAGGGTCGAACATAATCCTGCAGTGTTTTAGTATGTGGTGTTGTATGTAGAGTCTTGGAAGATGTATGCGAAATGGAGCCTGGCTTGAATATGAGTGACATTTCTACCGTTGGGTTTTATTT